AAAAATTCGCGAGGCCGCCCGCATGGTTTCGACTGCCCCACGCAAGGAACTCTGTTTTTTGACGTGGCTCGCATCCTCGCCACCAAGCGCCCCAAGGCGTTCCTGCTGGAAAACGTCAAGAACCTGCTTTCACACGACAAGGGCCACACCTTCGACGTGATACTTCAAACACTCAGGGACGAGTTGGGCTATGACGTACATTACAAGGTGATCGACGGGCAGCACTTCACACCGCAGCACAGGGAACGAATCATCATCGTCGGTTTCCGCGAAAAAACAGGCTTCTCATGGGATGACCTGAACCTACCGGAAGATGGTCCGCGCCTTGCGTCAATTTTGCACAAGACCGATGGCACCGAACCGGTCATTCCGTGGGACGGTGACCGCTTTTTCGATCACAGCAAGAAGGCAGTGCAACCACGATACACGCTGACCCCAAACCTCTGGACCTACCTGCAGGCTTATGCAGAAAAGCATCGTGCCGCTGGCAATGGATTCGGCTTTGGAATGGTCTATCCCGATAGTGTTACCCGCACGCTGTCTGCTCGATATCACAAGGACGGGTCCGAGATTCTTGTGTGGCAAGGCAAGAACAAACGGCCGCGCCGACTGACACCCCGAGAATGCGCTCGTCTAATGGGCTTCCCTGACTCGTTCCAGATACCTGTTAGCGATACGCAGGCTTACCGCCAGTTCGGCAATAGCGTAGTCATGCCTGTAATGCAGGAAGTCGCACGCATCATGACACCCCACGTGCAGGCGCTGATCGCTCACGAACGAGACGGCACCCCGCTTCCGCTGTCATTATTTGCTTGATGGTTGATGTAGTAGACAGCAAGACACGCAGCCGGATGATGTCCGGCATACGTGGTCGCAACACCAAGCCGGAAATCCTGATTCGCAGCTTGCTGCACCGTCATGGTTTTCGGTTTCGACTTCATGTCCGAGACCTGCCTGGCAAGCCCGACATCGTGCTGCCTCGCTACCATGCGGTAGTATTTGTGCACGGATGCTTCTGGCATGGAGGAGAAGACGAATTCGTGCTCTCGCAAATGTCGCCAATCTTGAAGTTTCCGCCCTCTGGGAATTGGTCGTCCGTCGTGTAAGTCGTCATTTAATTACGCCGTCTGGTCTCATGGTTTCAATGCCGAACATCTCTCCTGTGCCGGCCGTCGCCGGCAGCATCGGGCTGGTATTTGTCGGGAAATCAACTTGCGGTTGTTGGGCAACCGGAGGAACCGGAAAATTCGGGTCATCACCACCAGGATTCGGGTCACGATAGCCAGCGCCCTTCATGATCTCGTCTGCAATCGGCGCCACCTGCGGCATCGTGGCAATCACCTGTGCACCCTGCATTGCAGCATAGGATGTTTCTGTGCCTGCCTTGACGGCTGCCGCTTCTATCTGCTTCGTCTTCGCCCGCAGGTTTTCAAGCTCGGCACGCAAGCGATCAACTTCAAGCCTCTCAGCTTCGTCCTTCTTCGCCTGGTTCGCCTGACGCTGCGCCTCTTCTTCCGGGGTCGGCGTTTCATTCGGGTCGGTCATACCAGTGACGGCGCGGATGCGTTGCAGAACCAGGGTCTTGTTCGGCAGGTCGAATAGCTCGATGGCCACGTCGAGCAACGCGGTCACAATCTCCGGAGAGGTCGGGGCAAGCTGCTGCAACAGTTCCATCATGGACTCTGCCGCGGCCTGTTGCAGCGTCTGCTTCCAGTTCTGCTCGCCGATGATGAAATTCGCTCGGCGCGCAGTGATGTCGTTGATGATTTCTCCTGTTACCGGGTCCGGCGTATTGATCTGAACATACTCGCGCTTCTGGCGCTCGCCGGTGATCGAGAAAACCTTCGGCTGATTGTAATACTGCTCGATCAGCGACAGCGTGATCTCGCCCTCAAGCTGGCGCGCCAGCAGCATGTTGTCGAAAATCTCGGCAGTAAGCACAGACCCCTGGTCGACCTTCTTCTGCACGGCGACGCCGCTGATTGCGTTCGTATCGCGCCCCAGGTTCTCGTTCGTCACGCCGGCCGCGTTGCGGATGATTGCGGTATCGGCATCCATCAGGCGAACGTGCGACTCGGCCACATCATTCTGGCGATCAGTCTTGACCTTCGCCAGGCCGCCACGCGCCAGCAGCACCATGCCATCGGGAGCCGAGTATTCTTCGCGCGCCTCTTCGGCGGTCATGATTTCGTCGTCAAACGCATCGTTCTCGGCGATGATTTGGGACTGCGACAGGATGTGCTGCACCTTTGACATACGCTTGTTGAGCGCATCCTGCGGCCCGCGAATGGCCCTGGCCACGCCATACGGCGCCCCATCGCGCTTGCGGCGATAGCACCAGAACGGAATAAATGGATACTTGTTGTGCTGGTACGGACTTGGCTGGTCAGTGATGATGTTTTTCTCTGTCAGGATCGACACGCGCATCTTCATGCGCACGCAATCGACTGACGACGGACCAATGCCAACCCTTTCGGTGGTCGGCTCCCGATACCAGCATTCGATCAGCAGCACGCGCTCGCGCAGGTTGTTAGCCCAGGCGTCCGAGTCATACATCGTGTACTTGCCTGGCATCGGCGTTCCGGTGCCGATGTCGTCCATCAGGTTGCCGTTCCACCATTCGAGGTAGCTCTGCGAATCAGATGAAACCGCTGCGGCGCGCAGTTCCCGCTCTTTATCCGGGAAATAAGCAATGGCCAGATCGAGGTCGACCATGCGGAAGCGGAACAGGTAGCGCGAATCGTTGATGTCGCGCCGCTCTCCAAGTGAATCGTGCAGCATGCCACGCCAAGACTGGTAGCGCTGATACACGGGTTCGTCTTCAGGGTCTTCAGAGATGCCTACTTCTAGCCATCCCATCCCGGCCTTGAACACATCGTCAGCCACGGCCGAACGCTCGAACCCTGTGTTGTTCGCGTCATGCAGGTACTTCAGCAGTTTGGTCTTGACCTTGGCATCTTCTTCCGCTTCTTTAGATTCCTCGCGGGCATGCACCATGAAGTCGGTTCGCGTCCGGCGCTCGGTTCCGATAAGCCAGTCGATTGTCGACTTCGTTTCGTTGTAGACCACGGGAGCCTGGCCGCGTGCGCGCAGCACTGCCTTTTCCGAAGCGGTCCATTGTTCCGAGTCGTAATAGTCCTCATCAAGTGCCATCTGGTAGCGATTGACCGACTGGCGGCGCATTTCCTGCTGAAACCACGTCATCAACTGCGCGTGCTTCTTCATCTCGTCTGCCGGTTTCAGCGCCGGGCCGACCGCGACTTTCTTGCTCATATACTGGCCTCGCTCAAGACCTTGCCGTTCTGGGCCTTGTGGGTGATCTCCAAAAGCGCATCCGGCCGATCGGCAATGCGGACAGCGGATGGACAGGCGGGCATATGCAGCAGGTCAGGCATCCACAGCAGCACGCAATCGCGTAGCGTCTTGGCTTCGATTTCAAGCAGTGGCTTCCCGAGAACCGGCAGCGCATTGATGATTTCCAGATAGCCGGCTGGCGTGATGTCTCCGGACGGGTCAGCATACTTGGCGGCCGAAGACAGGCATATCCCGAACACCCCGGCGTCAAGGCCGCCGCGTGCGGACCAGATCAGCATTGCCGGCTCGCCATCAACCCACTCAAGCGAGCAGTTATAGCCTCTGTGCGTGAAGGTTTTGAAGGATGCGGAGCCGCCGACACTGAAATAGCGACTTCCGTCCGACGATAGTATCGGGTGTTCCAGGTTCATGCGCGCAGCCAACTGAGGATAGTTGCGCGAATTGTGAGCCGCCAGCCAGTATTTAAGCCGTTCGCCAATCTCTTTCCTTGCGATGTGCGCGGCGATCAGCCCTTGGCGGAACCCTGGCGAAGCGCTTCATCATCAGCGCATAGCGACAGTTATGCACTACAACCCCATTCTCTACAGCGAAGGCTTGGTAAACGGGAACCTCCATGCAATAAACATCACTTCTTCCGGCGCTTTTCACTTGCAAGACGCGCGATGTGCTCTTTGCCTTCGGGAGTTGAAGTCCATAGCTTTTTTGAACAAGATATTGAGCATGTTTTGCTTGGCCTGAATCGGTTTGACATATATTCCGATCCGCACACTCCGCAAACAAAAGCAACAAGGTCCGCTCCATCTTTGCGGCGCTGCTTTGATCTACATGCGTTTGAGCAAAACCGATTACTCCCTTTTGGTTGAGACATAAACTTTTTTCCACAGCAATCACAAACGAACTCAACCTTTTGGCGAAGGAAGTGCTCATTTCTCTTTCCTGCCTCGTATTGGGCTGATTTACCTGCGTCTGTTTTTCGCCACTCAACCAAGGCCGCAAGCGCAGCGTCTGGTCGTCTTTGGTGTCCCTTGTTGTGGAGCGACAGATGCTCTTCTCCTGGAACGCAGCAAAGGTTTTCAATGGAGTTGTTATCCCTGTCACCATCTTTGTGATGAACATGGTAGCCATCTGGAATTTTTCCGTTAGAGTCTTCCCAAATCGCCCTATGAAGAAACTCTTTTGAACTACGGAAATATCTTCCAAAGCGAGTAAATCGCTTTCCGCCGTAAATGATTTCGTCCATTTTATTCCTTTGCTACGCGATACGGCATTGTGACATACCACGCCAGCAGAATCTATTGCGGCGACCCACTCTCCTGATTCAGACAAAATTTTGTGGTCAGGGGTGCAAAGCAGCTCGTACCCATCTTCAAACGTAACCATCACAAGCTCTGCCTGCTCTCTCGTCTTGCGGCAGTTGTTATATGGCATCCACTCCCCGCCGGCACTAAGAACCTCTCCGTTGCTTCCAACCAGATCAACTATTCTTTGCGCGCCAAATCTAGTAATAACCCTTGTGTCTTGATGCAAACATGCGCTGATGATGTCGTCCATCTCCTTGACGATCTTCCCGTCCTTGCGGTGATACAGGCGGAATTCTTCAAAGAACTCATCCAGGTGAGCGAACACCTTGAATCTCCCCGTCTGCATCCGGTCGAGCATTTCCAGCACTCCGGCCTCGACGCCGTTGCTACCGTCCTCAAATGTGGCCCGCTCGTCCAGCATGTTCAGCCCGGCAGCACGATACTGCTCGGCCAGTTGCTCGCCGCTACCCTTGTCATGCTGCAATCCATCATGCGGCCAGGAAACCGGGATCCAGTCTCCCCACGCCTTGACTGATGGTGCAAAGAGAATCGGCGTCTGTTCGCGGGCTCGGTGCGCGTTGATCAGGTACAGGCAATCAGCGTCACGGTCCCACGCAAGGCGCGCAGCAGCGGCCGGGTGATCCCAGCCGAAATCGATTCCGTTGTTCTGCGCCCAATCCTCCGGGATAGGAAACGCCGCCACCTTGATTGAGTCTTCTTCGACCGGAAAGATGCGTCCGCTGCCTAGTGTCGGAATGCCCTTGGCGCGCGCCTCGCGTTCGTGCGCAGGGAAGCTGGCGATGATCCGAACCCGCTCCTCCGGTGATATGTGTTCGGCGTCCTCTATCGTCATGTTGACGTCGGCACGGTCGGCGGTTTTCTCTTTCCCAAGGAAGCGCAGCACGACGGTCGACATCCCCTGCAGTGGCGTGAATGACATGGCGGCCATTCCGCCTGTTGCGATCGTCCGTGCCAATCCTTCGTCGTAGATTTCCTCTGGCGGTTCCTCGTCGAACCAAACGAAATCAACTGGCGGCCCCTGCCATTTCTTTCTCCCCTGTGCGTAATACTTGAAACGCAGGAATGACCAGCCATCGAAAACGCCATTCGTATGGTGCCTAACCTTTATGTAGTCGAACAGGTCTGCTGTTCCCGATGCCATACCATAATCTCCACCCAGGCAGTCTGCCGGAATGGCTCCGGTTCCCTTTTCGCCGGCCAGTCCAAGCAATACGCGCTGAGGATTGTCGCGCGTCGCCTCTGCCGTCTCGCCGGATGCCCATACGACGGTCGGACGCGCCCAACGGCGGCCGTCCCACCAGTCTGGATACAGCCCGGTAAGGTGATAGGACACTTCAGCGCCAACAGAGAAACTTTTCCCGCAATTGTGATGATAAACACCAGCAGACTTGTAGT